GAGGCTTGCGTTCCGCGACGCGTCAAGGGCAAGCGTTGTGCCGATGTAGAGGGAGTCCCCCGCGTAGAGTTTGCCTGCGCCGGTGCCTGCGGTTGAACCAAGCGTGAGCCTTGTCTTGTTGAACTCTGCGTCGAGGATTAGCCGATATGTGTCGTCTGTGCCCATCCGAATAATCTTGCCAGCCGACTGATTCAATATAGCCCAGTCCGAAGCAGTATTGTGCAGGATGTTGGAGTTGGCGTAGAAGCTTTTTGTCGTAGCCAAGTTTCCGTTTGGAGTGAGGTTGAGGTCGCCGGAGCTTGTCGAGATTGTCGCTGTCCCACCGAAGCTCAAGGTGGTTCCCGCGCTTATGTTCCTCGAAGCGTCTGCGAACAAAGTTGTGCCGATATACAACGAGTCGCCTGCGTAGAGTTTGCCTGCGCCCGTGCCTGCGGTTTGCCCGACAGTGAAGCGTGAACGCCCGACTGATTTGTCGAGGATTGCTATATTGTAGTTGTTGCCTTGCAAAATCAAAGCATGGTCGGATATTGCCCCGACCTGAACCGAACCACTCCCGGTAGAACTCCAAGATAATCCACCGTTGTAAGTGCCGCTCCCCCACTTCATGTTACCGTAAGACACATCGAGGATTGAAAGGGCGTAGTTTGCATCTACGGTTCCGTTGCCGATGATGAACCTGTTCTTGATTTTGCCGTTGACCTTCACCGAGTCAAACGTCGCCAGCCCTGTTGATACCGGGTTCGCTCTCAGCATATACTCAACCAGCGAGTCCTGTATCTGATTGTAGAGATACCAGTTCTTCGGTATCTTTGCCGCTGTCGTGCCTGTGTCGGAGTAAAGCACCCGAAGCAAGAGTTGACTCCAATGCGCCGCAAGTGAATCTCTAAATTGCGGGTAACTTGCATAGACGATGCCTGAGTCCCGTTTCCAGACATAACGAGAGCGGGCACTTGCAAGCGAATCCCTGCCTTGTGGCCATGACATATAGACTACTCCGCTGTCCGGCTTCCAGACGTAGCGTGACCTCGCACTTGCCGTTGTGTCTCTAAACTGTGAGTAACTTGCATAGACAATACCTGAGTCCCGTTTCCAGACGTAACGAGAGCGGGCACTTGCAAGCGAATCCCTGCCTTGTGGCCATGACATATAGACTACTCCGCTGTCCGGCTTCCAGACGTAGCGTGACCTCGCACTTGCCGTTGTGTCTCTAAACTGCGGGAAAGAAGCATAGACGATGCCTGAGTCCCGTTTCCAGACATAACGAGAGCGAGCGTTTGCGAGACTATCCCGGAACTGCGGAAAACTTGCATAGACCACACCGCTATCAGACCGCAAAAGATATTCGGCAAGCGAATCTTGAATCTGATTCCAGACATACCACACTCTCGGTATCTTTCCTGCCGTCGTGCCGGTATCAGAGTAGAGCACCCTCAATAGCAACTGCGCCGCCTTGTAGGTCGTGTCCAGCCGGAACTTCTCACGCGTCACCCATCCAGCGGTAGCGGCTGAGTCAGCCCATTCGACATACTTTGTCGTGTCCGAAAACCCCGCCGCAGAGGTCATCTTTGACCCATCTGGGAACGTCACAAATGGCAACCTTGCCCCCCTTGTCGCAGGGACGGGCCTGATCGTATCACTTGTGCTTATCCGTTCCCAGGGTACGTTCTGCGCGCTTGCCGCAAACGCACAAAAAACCAGCGCGGCAAATACACTTAGCCGTCTCATGTCAACCCTCAGTATTTCTTGCGTACGTACGTTGCCTTGTATGTCGGTGTGTTGCCAAGTGCAAACGCCTTACCACTCCCATCAAACCGGAACTTGACAGACTTCATCCCGCCAAGCGTCGTAGTCATGTTGATCGACTTGAACCCGCCTGTCGCCGCCCGCACCGATAGCGAGTCAATCAGCGTATATGGCGTGTACGTGCTATCGTCAACGCTGACCGAGTAATACACCAAGATCGTTGCCGTGTCCGCTACCTGTAAAGCCACGTAGAACGTCGTATAGTCAACACACGGCACAGGCCGGGTTGTATCAGAACTTGAGGTCGTTAGCGTCCGTCCCTGAATTGCGGAAACAGCGGCAGGCCCGGTCGCGACCTTGTAGAACACGCCCCAATCGTTCTTGTAATCAATGTTGGGACTCTGTGCAAACACCGTCCCACAAATAAACAGAGCCAGAAACGCAATGTATCTCATTTTCAACCTCAAAATATGGGGCGGGCCTTTCAACCCGCCCCGGTTTGTGTTACCGTTTGAATTTCTGCACAACGTAATGAGTCACCTTCGGATAGGTCGTGCCCGTCGTAGTAACGCCGAGCGGAACCGTCCCCGGACAGTGAACTTTGACCTGAACAGTCTTGAATCCACCAACCTTCGACGTCAGGTCAACGCACCACTGAAATAGTCCGTTGTTCGTCGGCTTCCAGTTGATAGAATCTGCATAGGTCCAGTCCACCGGATAAGTGACACCATCAATCGAACCCCTGTAATACAGATGGAGGTTCAACGTGTCAGAAATCGTTTCTTTGATGACGTAGTAGGTGTTTGAATACGTCTGAACATCAAATCCCTTCGTCGTATCAGCGTACGTGGTTGAGGTTGTCCTTGCAGACAACGCACCAACCCCGGTCGTGCTAAGAGACAACGGGGTAAAGATGTTCGTCGGATTCCCACCACCCTGCGCCATCGCAATCGTCCCAATCATCAGGACGGCCAGAAGAATGGCTAAGTATCTCATAGTCTATTCTCCTTTCCGTTAGGCGGCGTTATCGCCAATAGATGAAGCGACGATACCCTGCACCATGTTCGCTGTGTCGAGGACGCCGTAGACACCGTTCCACTTCCAGCCAATCGTCACGAAACGATTCAACGGGTCGCCCTTTTCCTTGATGATGATTTGAACCGCACCGTCAACAGCCTCGGCAAGACCAAACGCATTGAAGCCGAACACGTTGATCTTGTAGCTATCGCCAGTCGTGCCCCAGCTTGCATCTGTTACCGTCACGTTGCTGGAACGCAACCAACGAATACCGTTGGCCGTACCAACTTCGTTGCGGAGAACGCTCTGCGGGTCGGCATATTTGCTCACGTCCATCCAGCCGCCGGTCCCCGCATCGTTGCGGAGGTCGTACAGACAGTCGTCGTGTGCGATGCCAACATACAGCCCGCCTGAGATCGTCGGGACGTTCAGCCGTGCAAGCTTGTTGTTCAGCCGATTCGCAAACGTCCTGTCCAGAACAGCGTCAGCCGTCAGCGTTGCGGCAGACGTTGACGAACCCGGATAGATTCGGGTCGTGCTGAACGCCTCAGCCGCAGTCATGCCGAGTTTGTCCTTTGATGCACCGGCGTTGCGCCCAATCAGTTCGCCAGCCGCCAGGAGAGCGGCCCCGCCTGATTCGATGTTAGCCGATTTCTGAAGCGTGATAACATTGCCATACTCCAACGGGGTCAGAGTATAGGTGCTGTCCGCCATTGCCACCGTTGCCACATCCTCACCGTCCGTAATGGCCGCCGAGATCAGCGTCAGCGTGGTATAGGTCGGAAACTGGACTACTTTGGCATTGACACCAAAGCGTCTCACGGTCGCAACCTGGTCCACAACCAGTTCCGGCGTGTAACCCAGAATCGCGCCCTGCTCAAAAATAGTAACCTCGTGGCCGTCAATGACCCCTTTATCGGTTACATTAGTTACGATGTCACTCATTGCTTATTCCTTCCAAAGTCCTGCGGCGCGGAGTCGAGTCTGATACGCCAAAGCGTTTTCACCCGGCCTCAGTTTGTACGGGTCATCCCCGCCAACCGCTGACCGTATGCCCTTTGTCCCGTCAACCCCTGCCTTGTTCGTAGTGTGCAGTTCAACAAACTCAACCACATCTGCCGGACTTGGCAACTTCTCGGCAATCGCCCTCAACTTGGCATCGGTGATCTTGTTCAATGCCGCGTCTCGTATTGCCTTCTGTTGCGCCTCAAATGCGTCAGCCCGTTCTTGTAATTGCCTTGCCGTCTGCCGTTCTTGTGCTAACTCTGCATCGCGTTGGGCCAACAGGTCTTTGAGTTTCCCCTCTTCGATCATCTTGGCTTCGGATGCCTTTTTATCGGCCTCCTCTCGCTCGCGAAGTTTCCGCTTCGCCTCGTCACGTCCGGCGATGATGTCCTTTACAACGGACTCCTCGTATATCTTTACCCCGGATTTCTGTGCGAGTTCCAACAACTCTGCCTTTGCTTTAGCCTCAGCATCCGCCTTCTGCTTCGCGGCTTCCGCCGCAACGTCTTTGTCATCCGACATGGTGTTACTCCTCTTTTGTTCTATCCACAACAATAGAAAACGCTGGAACGTGAACCACTTCTCCAAGTGGCTTCTTCGATAAATCAAAATTGCTCAACAACTCCTTGCGTGTCTTGACCCCCAGAGCCTCAATCTGTTCGATCAACCCCGGCTTGATTACTCCAAGACCACGCTGACGCGCCGCACTCGCAAGCATACCGTGAGCCGTCGCCTTTACTTCCTTTGGTTCTTTACTCATTCAATGCCCTCCTTATTTGTTCTAACTTTTCCGGGCAATCCCTTTTGATTGCCTCGTAACACATCACACTCCCAGGCATGAACACTTGACACGTCTTTGGCCTGTCCTCGTATATCGCACACCGACCATCAACCAACTTCTTGCATTGACACTTGAGATACGTTCCATAATTCGTCTGTTCACCATGAAGCTGAAACCACCACACAATATCGGGATGCTTGAACACCTTATGCGCGTCAAAGACCATGCCCTTGCAACACGCACCGCCGCACAACTCACAGCCCTTGTTCATGCTGGCTCAAGATAGTGTTTGTGCCCCAAGAAACACTCATAATACCGCCCATGTTCATCCTCCGCAAATAACACGTTGCGATGTCCGCAGGGAAGTATCATGCCGTTTATCTGATTGCGTATCACGCCGTTTGCAAGCCCGTCATACAACGGCTTCGGGGCCAGCCTGTCTTTAGGTATTAAATGGTTCATTGTCGGGAGCGGTTCCCGGTGTCGTTTGGCCACCCTGTTCTCCTAACAGTTTGATGCTTGACATGATGCCGTATTGGTCGTTAAGTTCGTTGCGGAACGCCAGCCGTTCCCGTATCACGTTCCGGGCCGTCTCAATGTCGATCCCCTCGTCCTCGTCAACCTCATCCATGTCTGGTGTCCACAGGCCAAGTCCTAACTTCATTTTCTTGATTTCGTACTCTTCCTTCGGTGTTAGCTGTAAATCGGGCACGGCAAAGTCAATCCCGAACACAGCTTGGTCGCTTATCTGTTGCATCGGCTCACAGTGATAGTTCCACACCGCCCGCGTTGCGTCGAATAGTTTCTTTTCAAACGGGCGCAACATCTCAAGGTCATCCTCGCGTATCTCCATTAGTTCGATGTTGTCCATCGCCTTTGCCGCACCGGACTCGGCTTTTGCCTCAAGCGATAGACTGTTAGCCGATAGCCCGCGCATCATCGCCGCTGTCTTGGTCATCCAATCTATCATGCGGATATTCTCATCAAGCGCGGGGTTGGGATTCTTATACTCGAATGACGGCGTTACCGCCTCCCGGTCCACGTTCTCTACCTGTATCAACTTGTCTGGACCCATAGCGATCTTGCCCTTAGTCCCGAAGTTGATAGCGACCGCCTGTCCATGACTTTGCATGATGGCGTTGTGCATCGCAGAACAGAGCAAGACATTGACCTTCTCACAAATGTCAACAAGTTGTGTATCGCCCTCGCCCCAGAAACCCTCTGTCTCTCTAAGTCTCAGTGGAACAAACTGTAACAGCCCGTATGGGTTCTCATTGGTCGGGTTGTCCGGTATCGGTATGTTGTGATTATCAACGTCGAGGACGAAATAGTTCTCCGCGTCCCAATATATCCGGCGCACCTCGTAATCACTCCCGACCCGGACACTCATCTCGTACATAACCGCCTGTGGCTCAAGGTAATTATCCGACCTCTCTAACACCGAGATTTGATTAGGAAAATACACGTCATACTCAATGTGGTCCCCTCGCCAAGCCGGGGCAACAAGCACGGTATCGCCCAATTTAGCCAACTTGTGCCACGACTTTGCCTGTGCGTTGATATTTGAGCCGGTAAGACATTCAAAGTAGTTCTCAAGGTCGCGCTGTTGCGTTGGGTTGGGATTGCCCTTTGCGTCATGTTTCACTACCACGTACCGTTCTGCCGGGACTTTATAGGCCAGCGATAGCCTGTCAATGATACGCCTGACGATGTTGTAATACGGTATCTGCATCCCGGCCCGTGTTTCCTTGCTGAACGTCTTACTCATGGCCGTGTCGAGGTGTTTCTTTATCGCATCCTCATCACCCTGGTAATAGTCCAGCAACCGGGCAAAGTGCGCTATACGTTGCACCTCGTCTGACGTGTCCACCACTTGAAGCAACGGGGTGTATATCGTGTTGGCCTGTATTGTGTTCTGGATGAACCTGCGTAGGACGTTTGCCATCTCAATATATCCTTGTCTCGATCTTCGGCGTTACCGGGTACTCGTAATTGATCCAATAGCCGATACAATCCGTTGCGTGTGTCCTATCCGGGGCCTTGCCCTTCTCTGTCGGGCTTTGCAACATCGCCATATCAACCATTTCAAAGTCCTTGTGCGACTCAACACATTCCGGGTGCAGGCCTAATTGAACCTCGCCTTTGGCAGTTCGTAATTTACTGTTGACGGCGTTGACCCGGTCAACGATTCTGGGATGATGCCTAACTCGAAACTCAGTAGTCCAGTCGCGGAACTCATCTCGGATAATCTGCCAGCTACTTCGCGTGGCACTAATACTGCGACTTTGCCCGTGCTCGAAATCACCATAAAACAGGATGAGATGTTCCCTAAAGCGAGGCCCAAGCTTTGCGGTGAGTTTGAACTTGAGGCTATTGCACATTCGCCAGATGTCGGTCTGTCGCTGTTTGATTTCTTCTTGAATGGAAATGAACCCGCCTTTATCCTGTCCAATAATCCAGACGCATGGGTTGAGGTTAAAGTCGCAAGAAACACACACAGGGAGCCGAGCATCAAAAGACTGTAACTTACGATGCGTCTCAGCCACATAATAAACATACGCCCGACCTTCATAGGATTCAAAGCTACCCTCCAACTCTTGCCGGAATGTTCGCTCATCAAGTATGTTCCTGTATGACTCTACCTCGTCCGGGTCAAGAACCTCGGCAGAGGTCCAACAATAATCAGCCCAATTCTCATCGCCTGAGTTGCGGGCGTATTGCACAAGTTCGTAATAGTGGTTCTTTCCCCCTGGCACACCAAGCAACCAGCACCAACCCTTTGTATCCATCAACGCCGGATAGACGTTCTCGGTCCAGACTGTCGGCTTCATGTCGGCGTATTCGTCTAATATCCCGCCGTGCCAGACCTTGCCCTCAAACCGCTCCGGCTTGTCAAAGCCAATTACCCAGATACGACTGTTCGTGCACAGCCTCAGCCACAACTCTGTATCTGAGTGGTCAACAACCATCGGGCCGGCGAGTTTCTTCAAATCATCCCATGCCAGCCGTTTAGCCTGATCCCGTGTTGGTGCGCCAAAGAACAACTCCTGGTCGGTCCGCTTACAGGCCTCAACTATCAGAGTCCGCTTGGCTATCTCCGTCTTGTATGACCTCCGGCCCGCGTGTACTGTCTTGAACCGTATCGGCTGGTTGCGATACGCCGTGATCACCGGATGTTGCGATACCTGCGCCGGAAGCTTGAACCATCGCTCCGAAGCGTGTCGCAATTTCTCTTGTGTTAAGTCCAACATTTACGTCTTGGACATCCCTCCAACCAAGTTGCTTTAGACTGAAAATGGCCATCGTCTTGTCAATGGTCTTGTTCAGCCCTCCTCGTTCAAGTGCGGATTCTTTCTTGTCAATGAGTTTTTTTATCGTGTCGGGATACAACTCATATAACAAGGTGCGCCTGACATCGTTCAGGTAGGCAAATTCGGCCACAATCGGGATAGGCGTTTCACTAATGTAACGCTCAAGCCTCTGCAACAAATCGCCCCGATCCTTCTTTGGCCTGCCCACATCAAGTTCCCTGTTGCGGTATATTGCGGCGGTGGGGCTAATCTCGGAGAACTTCGCCCCCAAGTCATTGAGCCGCATAAGGTTTGTAATTGTTACCAACTCACAACAAATATGCCAGAGTGAGGTATCAAAGTCAAGTTAAATTTTGAAATTGTTACAAAGAGGGTATAACAGGAAGGAAATCGAAGGGAATGTATCTAATACGGGTATAATCTATCCGAGTATTTTCCTTGCCAGCCGTTCTACCTCGTCAACGGTAGGGTCAAGTAGGTTGTGTCCGTGCAATGTCCCGGCCTGGGCTATCGTAGCGGGTCCGGTGCTGAGAAAGGTAGTAATGGTAGGTATGCCAAGAACATCGGCGAGTTTTGTAATGCCTGAATCGTTTCCGATTACAACACGGGAACCGGCGATAGTATTGATTAAATCAACCATATCCCACCGGCCACATATTTGCGGTGCGGTGATTCCATGCTTAAGCAACTTGCTCTGTAATTGTGGATAGCCCGCCCAATCCTTTTGCCCCATCCCATTATTAGACTTTGGGGCAATTATTACGTCAAAAACACGCACGGACTCTTTTGCCTGTAACCTCACCGGCTCCGGGTGATGAATCCCAAACGGCCACAGTAGCCACTCATTGACTACTGCCCGGTGATAGTTATGCAGGCATGGAACCTTCTGGTTGAATACCCACGCGTATTTGTCCCTCTCAAGATTGAAATGCCCTATCCGAGTAGGAATGTCCAACTCTAACAGTTTCTTGATATAGGGCTTGTACTGTTGTTGCCATGATACAATAGCCGTGCCGTATTCCCCCGTAACCTCATCTAATCGCTTGACATTGGGCGTAATGAGTTTGATAACCTCTGCACGGTCTGGGTCATTGCATACCACGTCATGAGGCCGATCCTTCAATGCCTGAATAACAGGCAGGAAAAAGCATAGATCCCCCAGCGCAAGGTCGGCAAAGATGAGGATTTTCCCGGACGGGG